AGCGGCTTCAGCGGCAGCGATCTTGGCGCGTCTGGCGGCGAAATGGGCGGGGCCAACTGGAGTGGCGAAGCCCCCGGAGGAGACCCCACGGGAGGCGACCCGACCGGCGGTGGCCCGACGGACGGGAACGACAGCTACACCGACGAGTATGGCCGCGACGTGCGCGACGTTTATGGCGCCGAGTATATTGGCGACGTCACCAATGTGACTGGCTCGCCGGGCGATGTCACGACGGGCGCCAATATCTTCTCAAACCTTCTGAACCAAGACCGAGACTACTCGGAGTTCGACGACTTCTCGGCGCTTTCTACGAATGAGGCGCCAAACCTCAACATGATTGAGGACTTCATCCAGCTCATGGCCGACGCTACAGCTCGAGGCGAGGCCGCCGAGTTCTTGTCGAACAATGCCGATTTCGCCGCCGCAGTTCAGTCTGCGATCGTCGACACCGGCAACACCTCTCTGCAAGGCGCGTTCAATTCAGCCTTCAATTCTGCATACGACGCCGCTTTGAATGAGGGCGCGCGGTCGGACGTCACGAACGAGGTTGCGAGCGAGGTCGCGACCGACTACGCGCCATATGTCGGCGTCTCGCCTGAGCAGGTCGCCGAGATCAACCAGCAGCTTGAGGCCTTGTACGGCAATCCAGACGCCATATCCATCGCCCAGGCTCAGGTGGAAAATAATCTGGCCCTTGCGGGCGTTCGAGCCGACGACATCGCCGAGGTGATGGCCGGGCGCATGAGCGTCGAGGACGCTCTTTCCAGCATTCCGAGCGTCACGATCGGCCGCAGCGAAATCACCCCCGACACGACGACTTTCGCGCCCGGCAAAGACACGACGACCACGACGCAGAGCAATGTCGAGTTCCTTTCCGATCAAAGCCTCTGGGACCAGTTGAACGCCATCAAGGACATCAGCGTTCTTGAACAGGGCGGCCAGCTCGGTGGCGGATCCACCGGCGGCGGCACGGCTGGCGGGGGCAATGTCGGCGGTGGACAGACCGGCGCCTCGACGGCCGCCGCGATCAATTCCCTTTACGAGGACTCGCTCGGTCGCTCTGCGTTCGATGACGTCGCGGGCCTTCGCTATTGGCTTGAGAGGGTCGCTCAAGGCGCAAACCTTTCGGACATTGAGAACGCCATCAAGTCGTCTCAGGAGTTCATCTCTATTCAGTCTGGTGGCGGTGGCGGGACAACGACCGCTGACGGCACGACGGTCAGCAACACGGGCGTCGGCACGACCACTGCGGGGACCGGCACTGGCACGGGGACGGGCGTTGGCACCGGGACCGGCGTCGGGACTGGCACAGGAACCGGCACGGGGACGGGCGTTGGCACCGGGACCGGCACGGGGACGGGCACGGGCACGGGGACGGGGACGGGCACCGGGACAGGGACTGGCACTGGCACAGGAACCGGCACTGGAACAGGGACGGGGACTGGCACCGGCACCGGAACAGGCACGGGGACTGGCACCGACATTGGGATCGACACGGGGACCGATGTCATCAAGATCGGCGACACGGGCATCACCAATATCGGTGACACGACGACCGGCGAGGACAAGATCGTCACGCTCGGCCCGACCGGAAACGTCCCTCCCGAATACGACTATAGGTATCGTCGCCAGTATGTCCCATACGAGGGCGATTACATGAGCTATGGCCTGCAAGGGCCTGAGCATACCTTCTATAAGATGATCGAAGAGCGCCGTTTGAAGGGCGACGAGAACGCTCAGTGGGCGACTGCCGCGCAGGGCGGCTACTTCGACGCTGACGCATATTTCGCAGAAGGCGGCTCGGTGTCTTCTTACACGCCGCAGTCTCCGCCGCAGGCGACAACGACTGTCGACCGCTCTTTCCCTGTCATGGCGTATACCGATGGGCAGGGGCCTGTTGGTTATATCGCTGCGGCCCCTGCTCTTACCCCTTATGAGGACGTCGGGAGAGACGCGCCGATCGCGATGCCGACTGCCCCCAGCGCAGCGGCCGCAGCTCCTCAGATTGAGCCGATCGGCCCCCTGAGCGCATTCATGAACAGAAACGCCGCAGCGACGCCTTCGCAAATATCCCAAAACCCGAATTTGGGCTATTCTCTGGGGTCTGGTCCTCTCTCTGGTTTTCGGCGCTGACGCTGCTGCCGCCTTAACATTCTAATTCTGGGAAACCAACATGGCTGACGACGACAAGGACGAAGGCATCGAGATGGAACTCGATGAAGAGGTGTCTGACGTTCAGGAGAACCCTGACGGGTCAGCCGTTGTCACCCTTGAAGAGCCTGAGATCGCCGAAAGCGCAGAGTTCTACACGAACCTCGCCGAGGAGATGGACAACAGCATGCTGGGCGACATCTCGACCCAGCTCATGAACTTCATTGAGCGCGACAAGGAAGCCCGCAAGCTTCGCGACAAGCAGTACGAAGAGGGACTGCGTCGCACCGGGCTTGGCGATGACGCGCCAGGCGGGGCGCAGTTCCAAGGCGCGTCCAAGGTCGTGCATCCCATGCTGACCGAGGCTTGCGTCGACTTCTCAAGCCGCGTCATCAAGGAAATCTTCCCGCCGAACGGGCCCGTGAAGGAATACATTCCGGGCGAAGTTACGCAGGAGAAGGTCGAGAAGGCCGAGCGTAAGCGCAAGTTCATGAACTGGCAGCTCACGCAGCAGATGATCGAGTTTCGGTCTGAGCTTGAGCAGCTTGAGACGCAGGTGCCTCTCGGTGGCGCCCAGTACCTGAAAATGTATTGGGACGACCAGAAGAACCGCCCTGTGGCGATGTTCATCCCGATCGACGACATCTATCTGCCCTACAGCGCCACGAGCTTCTACAGCGCCGAGCGCAAGACGCATGTGCAGTATCTGACGAAGCTCGAGTTTGAGAAGCGCGTCGGCGCTGGCATGTATCGCGACATAGACCTGATCTCGCCGCAGGAGCCCCAGCAGACTGGCGCCGCGAAGGCAAACGACAAGATCGAGGGCAAGGCGCAGACGTCTTACAATGAAGACGGCCTGCGGACTGTCTACGAAGTCGCCTGCTATCTCGACTTCGAGGACAACTTCGGTCTGGCTCCGTATCTCGTGACGATCGACCAGACGACGGGCGAGACGCTGGCCGTCTACCGCAACTGGGATCCAGACGATCAGGCCCAGCAAGAGCTGGTTCACATCATTGAGTTCCCGTTCGTCCCATGGCGCGGCGCTTACCCGATCGGCCTGCCGCATATGATCGGCTCGCTGTCGGCGGCTGCGACCGGCGCCCTGCGCGCCCTGCTCGACAGCGCCCACATCAACAACTTCCCTGGAATGTTGAAGTTGAAGGGCGGCAATCGCGGCGGCCAGTCCGAGCGCATTGAGCCGACGCAGGTGACGGAGATTGAGGGCGGCGTGGGCGTCGATGACGTTCGCAAGATCGCCATGGCGGTGCCGTTCAATCCGCCGAACCAAGTCCTCTTCTCGCTGCTCGGTTTTGTGGTCGACGCCGGCAAGGGCGTTGTCCGCACGACGTTCGAAGACTTTAAGCAGGCGAGCCCGAACCAGCCTGTCGGCACGACGATGGCTCTTCTGGAGCAGGGCCTGACGGTCTTCTCCGCCATCCACGCCCGCCAGCACAACGCCATGATGATGGTGTTGAAGGTTCTGCATCGCCTGAACGCCAAGCACCTCGACGACGAATACATCGTCGACGTGACCGGCGAAGAGATGGCGAAGGCCGAAGACTTCCAAGGGCCGATGGACGTCATCCCCGTCTCCGACCCGAACGTCTTCTCCGAAGCCCAGCGCATGGCGCAGATGCAGATGGTTCTGCAACGCTCCGACGCGAAGCCTCAGCTCTATGACGCCCGAAAGGTCGAGGAGCTGTTCCTTGAGCGCACAAAGATCCCGAACGCCAAGGATTTGCTCGCCAAGCGGCCTGAGCCGATTGAGCTGAATGCGGTCAATGAGAACCTCGCCCTGACGCTCGGCCGTCCTGTCGCGGCCTTTCCGCTACAGGATCATCTGGCGCATCTTCAGGTGCATCTCGACTACCTGATGTCGCCGATCTTCGGCATGAACCCGCTGATCGGGCCGACCTACATCCCTGGCGTGCTTCAGCACATCAAGGAGCATATGGCCTACTGGTATTCGCTCTCGATCTACGAGGGCGCCAGCGCGGCCGTCGGGATGCCGCTTGATATGTTCATTGAGGGCAAGGATCAGGAGCTGAACGCTGAGGTTGATCGCACGCTGGCGATGGCGTCGCGCCGCTTCATGCCGGAAATCCAGCAGTCTCTTGAGGGCATTCCGCCCGTCATCCAGCAGGCGATGCAGGTGATGGCGCAGTTGGCTCCCCAGCGGCCGGCGGATCCGACGCAAATCTTGCAGGCTGAGACGCAGCGCAAGGCTCTGGCCGATCAGGCGCGGGCTCAGATTGATCAGGAGAAGGTCGGTCTGGAGCGCGAGCGTCTCGCCCGCGAAGCCGCTCTCGACCAGATCAAGATGCGCGAGCGCCAGATGGAGATCGACGCCAAGGTCGCCATGAACCGCGAAGACAATATGACTGCGAAAGAGCTTGCCGTGTTCGAAGCAGAGCAGGGCATCAAGACGGCCTATTCAACAGGTCGTGGCATCAACCCTCAACCGTGAGGACTATCATGGACGAAAGCCTCCTTCCCCAGCACAAGCGCCTGGCCATGGGCCTTGCGGTTAACAAAGAGCCTGCCGGCGCCGGCAAGAAGATGATCGGCGACATGGTCGGCAAGCATGGCTCCTATGGCATCCACAAGAACCTGAAGGGCAACAGCGACAAGCGCCCCCAGAGCGGACTTAAATCCTTCGACGCTAGGAAATAAATCCGTTGACAGGATGGGGATATGCTTCAAATCATAATCAGTGCGCTACTCGAGGAAAAAAGTCGGGTAGCGCACGAAGCTATGTCACAGCCCGGCGATGGCTCATCTTTTGAGTATGGTCGCCGGATAGGGTTCTACGCCGGTCTGGAGCGCGCTATGGCGCTCATTGAGGAGACCTTGGCAAAAGAGGAAGGAGAGGAACATGACCAACGTCGTCATGTTGGCAGGTGGAGAGAATACTGACCTCGCGGCGAAGTATTTTCCCGAAGTTGATCCGGGTGTCCGTCCCTTCGGATCCCGCGTGCTGGTCCAGATCAGGGCCGCCAAGTCCGTCTCGAAAGGCGGAATTATTTTCACCGACAACACCAAAGACACTGAGCGCGACAACACGCAGGTCGCGAAGGTTCTGTCTGTTGGCCCGCTGGCCTACAAGAACCGCAACTCCATGCAGGACTGGGCCGAGGGCCAGTGGTGTCAGGCCGGTGAATACGTCTTCGTGCCGAAATACGGCGGCGTCCGCTTTGAGCGCAAGCTCCCGGCAGGCGTCGAGGGCTTCGACGAGTTCGTTCAGTTCGCCATCATTGATGACCTGAACGTGATCGGGGCGGTCGACGACCCCTTCAATCTGAAGTCGTTCATCTGAGGGGGCGATCATGAACAGCACCGAGAAAGCTCAAGTCCAAGAAGAAGAGATTGAGATCATCGAGGGCGATCCGCCGGAGGCCGATCATGCCGAAGGCGAGGAAGGCAATCAGGAAGACGAGCGTCTTTCCGACACCCGCAACGATGAAGAAGAAAGTCGCCGGCAGGCCAAGCGCGAAGAGCGCCAGCGCCGCAAGCAGAACCAAAAGTTCGCCCGCGACAAGACGCGGGAGGAGATGCAGTGGCTCATCCAGCAAAACCAGCTCTTGCAGCAACGGCTGGAAGCCATTGAAAATCAGGCAATTAGCTTCCAAAAGGGTTCGCTCGACCAAGACTACAATCAGGCGCTCTACGGCGTTAAGGCTGCGGAAGCCGCTTTGGCCAAGGCGATTGAGATTGGAGATGGCGCTAAGGTTCCTGAACTCCTGCGCCAGCGCGATACTGCGCTTGCCCGTGCTGCCGAGATAAATCGCGCGAAGCAGAATGTGGCTGCGCCAGCGCCACAAACGAACACTGCGGTCAGCCTCAAGGCGCGGCAGTGGGCCGCCGAGAACCCGTGGTTCAACGCCAGCAGCAACGATCCCGACAGCCAAGTGGCCAAGGCGATCGACTCCAGCCTCGTCGCCGAAGGCCTTGATCCTTCGACCGATCGTTACTGGGATGAACTTAATTCGCGTATCGCGAAGTATCTTCCACACCGTTTTGCAGAAGATGACGATGAGGACTATACTGAGCCTCGAAAAGCAGGTCGGCGTGGACCGCCGGTCGGAGGTTCCCGTGAGATGGCTCCGGGAAAGACGCAAGTTTACCTGACGCCTGAGAGGGTCAATGCCCTCAAGGAGGCAGGTGTGTGGGACGACCCTGTTCGCCGCAAGGAAATGCTGAAGCGTTTCGCGGAGTGGGATCGACAGAATAAGGCAGCGCGCTGAAAGGGAGCGAGCGATGAGACTGGATGACGATGGACGCCTGAAGAAGACCACCGATACAGCACGTCGTAGCCGCGCGATGGACGATCGCCGCGTTACAGAGAACCGAGAACTCTCCGACGATGACCGTATCGAGATGTTTCGAAATGCGTTCTATCAGCACGCATTGCCGGACCTCCCTGAGATCCCCGGCTATCATGTTTGCTGGTTGACCACGACCAACCCTCGCGACAGCGTCCAATCCCGTATGCGGCTTGGATACGAGGTCGTAAAGCCCGAAGAGGTTCCGGGTTGGGAATATGCAACGCTGAAGACCGGCGAGTATGCCGGTTGCATCGGTGTCAACGAGATGATCGCGGCCAAGTTGCCCGACCGTCTCTACTACCGCCTGATGAGAGAGGCGCATCACGACGCGCCACTGAGAGAGCAGGAACGTGTGGTATCAGACAACGACGCTATGGCGGCGCGCGCCCGTGGCTCCAAGACAAGCATGATGGAAGAGGAAGGGCTGTCCGAACTGCGTCAAGCGCCTCCCAATCCTATTTTCGAATAGGGCTGGGGATCCTCAACCTAGCGGAAGGAAATCGAGATGTCCTCGACCAACGCTCCGTTCGGCCTTCGCACGGCGTATAGCCCCTCGGGCACGATCCGTGAAATGGCCGGCACCATCATTACTGGTTACGCATCTGACATCTACACGGGCCAGCCCGTGAAGATGGGCACGAACGGCACGATTGAGGCTGCTGCTGCCGGTGACGCCTTCATTGGCGCCTTTGCTGGCTGTCAGTACCTCCCGGCTGGCGCCCAGCGCCCGGTGATCTCGCCGAGCTGGCCCGCCAACACCGCCGCCACGCAGATCATTGCCTATTACACCATGGACCCGTACCTCGTGTACGAAATCCAGGCGGATGGCTCGATCACGCAGGCGGAAGTCGGCCAGCAGGCCAACTTCACCAACGCGGGCAGCTCCAACGGCCTCGGTTATTCGACCGCGACCATTGATGCGGCCACCGCTTCGTCGGGCAACTACCAGCTTCGCATCGTTGGCATCGCCAACGGCATCAACAACGCTGCTGGTGACGCCTACACTGTCGTACAGGTTCAGATCGCGAACCATCAGTACGTCGCCACGCGCAACGCCTTCTGATTAGGGAGATCCGTCCATGGCAACTCCGATGCGTAGTACGGACTTCCGTTCTATTGTCGAACCGATCCTCAATGAGTCGTTCGACGGCGTCTACGACCAGCGCGCAGACGAATGGAAGCAGGTTTTCCGTGAAGAGCGGGGCATCCCGCGCAACTACCATGAAGAGCCCGTTCTCTTCGGTTTTGGCGCCGCCCCTGAACTGCCCGATGGCACCGCTGTCACCTATCAGGCTGGTGGCGTGCTGTTCATCCAGCGTTACCTGTACCGCGTGTACGGTCTCGCCTTCGCCCTCACGAAAGTGCTGGTGGAAGACGGCGACCATATCCGTATCGGCCAGACCTACGCTCGCCATCTCGCCCAGTCTCTGGTCGAGACGAAGGAGACGCTCGGCGCGAACGTGCTGAACTTCTCGTTCAACGGCGCCTATCCGGGCGGCGACGGCAAGTCTCTTGTCGCCACCGATCACCCGATCATCAACGGCACCTTCTCGAACCAGCTTGCGACCGCCGCCGCGCTGTCGCAGACCTCGCTCGAGCAGCTCCTCATTCAGATCCGCAACGCTGTTGACAACAACGGCAAGCGCATCCGTCTGACGCCGACGAAGCTCGTGGTGTCTCCGTCCAACGTCTTCCAGGCTGAAGTCCTGCTGAAGTCGGTGCTGCGCGCCGGCACGGCTAACAACGACATCAACCCGGTGAAGTCGATGGGCCTCCTCGATGGCGGTCAGGCTAACCTGTCGCGTCTGACCTCGACCACCGCTTGGTGGGTCGAGACCGATGCGCCGGAAGGTCTGAAGCTCATGATGCGCCGTCCGCTCGAGAAGAGCATGGAAGGCGACTTCGAGACCGACAGCATGCGCTTCAAGGCCACCGAGCGTTATGCGTTCGGCTGGACCGACCCGCGCGGTGTCTTCGGCACCCCCGGCGTCTAATCGACGACCGAATAAGGCAAAGGGGCGGCTGGACCGCCCCTTTGTTTTATGGGAAACTACAACCCTCGAAACTCGGTCAAACTTTTCAAGAAGGAGACCACCATGACGCAGTTTTCTGACGATCTCTGGCTCGGCACGGCTAATGGCCCGCAGGTCAACTCCTACGCTGGCCCTGGCGCTGTCCTGAGCGGCGTTGGCCCTCTCGGCCGCGTCTACATCTGGGACATCGTTCCGGCCACCAAGTCCGCCACCGCTGTCTGCGCCGCGCAGGCTGTTGCGGCTGCTGGCTACGCCACGATCAATGGCGCCTCGGCGTCTGGCGGCGTCGCCACGTTTGACTACGCCCGCGCCGTGAACGTCGACAGCTCTGGCGCTGGCGACACGACGCAGACCGTCACCGTGACCGGCACCGACTACTGGGGCCAGGCCCAGACCGAAGAAATCGCGCTGAACGGCACGACCGCTGTTGCTGGCCAGAAGGCCTTCAAGACGATCACCGCTGTCTATGTCAGCGCGGCTCTTGCTGGCAACCTGACGGTTGGCAACGAAGACGTCTTCGGCCTCCCCTATCGCGTGACCGACGCTGGCTACCTGCTGCGCGTGGGTTGGGCGGGCGCTCTCGCCGAGGACACTGGCACCTTCGTCGCCGCTGACACCGCGACGGCGACCGCCACGACCAATGATGTTCGTGGCACCTACGCGCCCTCCAGCGCCGCCAACGGCACCCGCCGCCTTGTGATCGCCATTGGCCTCACGTCTCTTCAGGCGGGCCCGAATGCGACGCAGACGGGCGCGATTGGCGTCACGCCGGCCTGATTGGGCTGAAGGGGGAGAGATCCCCCTTCTCTTTCCCTCTGGAGGCTTAAATGCGCCCTATACAACAGAATTTGTCTTTTTACGCCGCTGATCCGAACGGGATCTCGACGGCGCAGACGCCTGCCCAGAACGCTGACCTCACGCTCAATGGCGCTTTGGTCTCTGGCGGCGTCGCAACGCTCCTGACGCCCGGCCCCGTCACCCTGACGAGTTCGGACGACTTCAGCGCCGTTACGTTCACCATCATCGGCACGTCTTCGACCGGCGCCGCGCTGTCTGAGGCCATCGCTGGCCCCAACAACAACACGGTGACGACCACGAACTCGTTCGCGACTGTGACCGAAATCCAGACTGATGCGCCCGCTGGCCTGACGACTGAGACCGTCGAGGCTGGTAATGCGGCGGTTGGTCTTGGCGCTACTGGCTGGTGGCCGCTCGACATCTATACGCCTAATCAGGTGACGACGATCTCGGCGAACATCCTGTCTGGGTCCGCGACCTACTCGGTCGAATACACGAACGAAGACCCGTTCGACACGTCGATCACGCAGTTGGTTGTCGCGCATCCTGTCGCGGCTCTGACCGGCGCCTCGACTGATCAGACGGCCTTCACGACGACCCTGATGCGCGCTGTCCGCTTCAATGTGGCTTCGGGCACTGGCGTCATTCGTGCTACTGTGGTTCAGCAATCGACCGCGTGAGGTAAGCCATGAAAGGCTGGTGTTTCTCCAAGGGAGGCTACACGCCGGTCTACAAGGCCAGCGGCGGCGCTTGGACGAGATCCGAAGGGAAAAACCCCGAGGGCGGCCTCAACGAGAAGGGGCGCGCGTCCCTTCGCGCGCAGGGCCACGACATCAAGCGCCCCGTCTCTGCGTCTGAAGCAAAGAAGAGCCCGAAGGCTGCTGGCCGTCGGGCTTCCTTCTGCGCCCGGATGAAAGGGATGAAGGCTAAACTGACCTCATCGGAGACCGCTCGGGATCCGAATAGCCGCATCAACAAGTCTCTGAGGAAGTGGGACTGCTAATGTCAAAGGGCCCCTGCTATGGCGAGTTCTCCTTCCCAGAGGGCGCTGGTTTCAGCGGCTCTGCTGGCAAGCAGTTTGTTCGTCCGTATGCCCGTGGCGGCGCCGCAAAGTCTAAGGTCAACGAAGCCGGGAATTATACGAAGCCTGGCATGCGGAAGGCTCTCTTCAATCAGATCAAGGCCGCAAACGTACAGGGGACCGCAGCGGGTCAGTGGTCTGCTCGCAAGGCTCAACTGCTTGCAAAAAAGTATAAGGAGAAGGGGGGAGGCTACAAATGAAAGACCCCCAGAAGTCTCTGAAAGCTTGGGGCGAGCAGAACTGGCGCACGAAGTCAGGAAAGCCTTCGTCTGAGACTGGTGAGCGTTATCTCCCCGAGGCCGCCATCAAAGCCCTGTCCCCGGCAGAATATGCCGCGACGACGCGGGCCAAGCGGGCCGGGAAGAAGGCAGGCAAGCAATTCGTGCCGCAACCTGAGAAGATTGCGGATAAGGTTCGTTCATACCGGCGGAAGGGCATGTGACGTGGGAGAGAGGGCTTACAGCCTTTCTTTTCTTATGTCTGGCGCAACCATCCTTCGCAGCCGCAGGGAGAAATGAGATGGCCATTCGCTACGTGAAAGACTTCGAGTTCCCCGCCGCCTCTGGCTATACCAAGAGCGCGACGAAGGTCACTGGCCAGATGTACGCCAAGGGCGGCGAAGTCAAAAAAGACGCGCCCAAGGGCAAAGGCATGATGATCGTGATCGGCGTCGGCATGCCGAAGAAGGCGCCGATGAAGAAGGCTCAGGGCTCTTACGTCGATCAGGACGAGTACATGCGCCAGCTCGAGGAGCGTTCTCCGATCCAGAGCGGCACCTATGGCAAGAAGAAGGCGGCTCCCGCTCCGAAGAAGAAAGAAGCCCCGCGCGATGTCGAGGCCTCCGATCTTTATGACGCCGAGCAGCTCAAGCGCATGGAGCGTGGATACGCCAAGGGCGGTAAAGTTAAAAAGGCCGAGGGCAGCAATTCTGACGAGTTTCAAGATAAGCCAACTTATAACAAAGCGGTTAATAAGGTTTATGGCTCTTCCATGACAGCGGCTGAAATGCGGCGAGAAATAGAAAAGGCTAGGGCTGATAGTCTTGCTCGCCTTAATAAAGCTTATGGTTCCTCAATAACATCCTCTGAACGAAAGGCTATTGAGGATGCTTACAGCAGAGGAGAATATAAAAAGGGCGGCATGACCAAGGCCCAGAAGAAGATTGGCAAGGTCATGAGCGAGTACAAGGCTGGCGAGCTGCACTCCGGCTCGAAGAAGGGCCCTGTCGTCAAGAACCCCAAGCAGGCTATCGCCATCGCCCTCAGCGAGGCTGGCAAGAGCAAGAAGGCCAAGGGCGGCATTGAATATGTCGACGATGGCAAGGATACCTCGGTGCCCGTGAAGGACATCAAGAGCGGCAAGGTCAAGCAGTCCCGCGACCGCGATTACTACCGCGAGATGGAGCAGTCCAAGCAGCCGATGAAAAAGGCTAAGGGCGGGATGGCGAAGCATCCCGACGAGGCCATGGACAAGGCCCTCATCAAGAAGATGGTGAAGCCGGAAGCTCGCAAAATGATGAAGGGCGGCGCTGCGAAGCACCCCGACGAGGCGATGGATAAGGCTCTCATCAAGAAGATGGTGAAGCCCGAAGCGCGCAAAATGATGCACGGCGGCATGATGCACAAGGCTGACGGCGGCTCGATCGCTCCCACGTCTCCCCTTCAGCGCATGGGCATGACGCCTGCACGCCCGAGCATGGAGCGCGCTGTTGGCGTGCCTGTCGCCTCTCGCGCGCCTGTTATCTCCAGCCCCGCCATGGGCGCGCGTCCTGTCGCTAAGGCTGCCCGCATCGGTGTCGGCGAGAGCCGTCCGGGCGCGAAGCCGAACGTCGGCGCCATCAAGGCGGCGATGGCCAGGGCCGCCAGCATGGCTCGCCCTGAAACGTCGCCCGCCATGATGAAGAAGGGCGGCAAGACTAAGATGAGCAACTGCTGATGACCGTCTCCGGCACCGTATCAACGACTGTATTCCAGACCCGGAAGGTGATTGATCACGCCTTCCGGCGCTGCCGGATGCAGCCTCAACAGATCAGTTCTGAGCTGATTGATACGGCGCAGGACAACCTCTATCTGCTGCTCAGTTCTCTGGCGAACCAAGGCTTCCCGCTTTGGTGCATCGAGAAGAAAATCCTGCCGATCTACCTCGGTCAGCAGGACATTCCCACGCCGAACGGCACGGTCGACATCCTGAACGCCAACTATCGCTGGCTGTCGAGGCAGAACGGCACGACGCAGTATTCGTCAGCCGGCGGCATCGTGAACTATGCGTTCGATGGCAATCTCAGCACGTCGTGCGCCCAGAACGCCCCGAACGGCAACATCTACATCAGCTACGCTGGCACGAGCGGCGGCGTCGCCATCACGACCGTCGGCGTCATGATGGCGACTACCGGCAACTTCAATATTGTCTTCGAGACGTCGAACGACCTTGTGACGTGGACCACAGTTTCCGCGCCTGGCGTGACAGCCTATGTCGCTGGCCGCTGGCAGTGGTATGACATCGAGGTATCCCTGCCCTCGACATACTTCCGCATGCGGGAGACGGGCGGCAATACGCTGAACGTCACCGAGTTCTATGCGGGCAATAACCCGACCGAAATCCCTCTGGCTCGCCTTAACCGCGACGACTACACGAACCTGCCGAACAAGTATTTCGCGGGCCGTCCGTTGCAGTATTGGTTCGACCGCCAGCGCGACATTCCGATCATGCACATCTGGCCGGTGACGGATCAGACGTCGATGTTCGGTCAGTTCGTGATCTGGCGTGAGCGTTACATCATGGACGTCGGCACCATGACCGAGACCCTCGACATCCCACAAAGGTGGTACGAGGCGATCGTGTGGCAGCTCTCGTGGCGCCTGTGCCAAGAATTGCCTGATGTTCAGCCGCAATTCCTGACGTATATTAAGGGGACAGCAGACGAAGCCTTGGCCCTCGCGCAGGCGGAAGAGCGAGACAACTCGCCGATCTACTATGCGCCCAACATTAGTCCGTACACCCGATGAGCGTCTTTCTTGATCCTCGAGGCAAGTCGACCTTCGGCATTGGGATCTGCGCCCGGTGCCAGAGGAAGATGTCGCTCGACGATCTGATGCCTGACCCGAACTCGCCGGGTCTTCGCGTGTGCGAAATGGACCGCGATCAGTTCGACCCCTATCGCCTGCCGGCGCGGCAGCCTGAGCGCATCACGCTGGCTTTCCCGCGCCCTGACGTGCCGATCAACACCAATCCTGGCGGTCTGGTCACTGAGAGCGACAACTACTTCATGATCAATGAAGAAGGCGACGGATACCTAGTCCCATGACCGACGTACCTTCCAATCTAGTACCGACGCCGATCACAGACTTGCCGCTGGCCAACACGCCGCAGTCGACGGACACGACCGTCGTCGTTCAGGGCGGTGTGACGAAGCGCGCGACCTTCGGCCAGTTCCTGCAATACATCGGCCCGACCGGCCCGACGGGGCCTACGGGCGCGACCGGCAACACCGGAGCTTCTGGGGCCACCGGGCCTACGGGTCCGACCGGGCCGACCGGCGACACCGGGCCGACTGGCCCCACGGGCCCCACGGGCTCTTCAGGATCCGCCGGCGCCACTGGCCCTACAGGCCCCACGGGCCCCACTGGCGCGACGGGCGTTGGCGCTACGGGCCCGACTGGCCCCACAGGGCCTACGGGCGACACTGGGCCTGCGGGTGCCACTGGCCCCACGGGAGCCACCGGCCTGACCGGCCTGCGCGGTCCTACGGGCCCCACGGGCCCCACGGGCGCTGCTTCTACCGTGCCGGGGCCAACAGGGCCGACGGGCGCGGCTGGCGGCGGTATTCAGTATCTTGGCACGGTGGCCAACGCTGCGGCTCTCCCAGGCTACCCCAGCTCGTATACGGGCGATCAGGGCGACGCCTACGTCACCGACGACAATCAGCACCTGTGGGTCTGGAACGGCTCGACGTGGGTCGATAACGGCGCCATCACGCCGATCGCAGGTCCGACAGGCCCGACGGGCCCCACGGGGCCTACTGGCCCCACTGGCTCGACCGGCGCGACTGGCCTTACTGGGCCCACGGGCCCTACTGGTCCTACAGGCCCCACGGGAACGACCGGCGCCACTGGTCCGACTGGGCCTACTGGGCCTACTGGGCCGACTGGTCCCACGGGTCCGACTGGCGACACTGGCCTCACGGGCGCTACTGGCCCAACGGGCCCGACTGGGCCTACGGGGCCCACGGGAGCTACCGGAGCCACGGGCGCCGGTGGAGCGTTGGGCTATTGGGGTTCGTTCTGGGACACGACCGATCAGGTCGCGCCTGCGGCGAATACCGCCTATTCCGTCAACCTGAACAGCGCAGACC